GCCCACGGCGACGCCGGGGACGGTGAAGTCGAACTCGGTGGAGGTCGAAAGCGTGCGCGAGGTCACGTCCGCCGTGACTTGCACGGCGAAGATGCGCAGCAGGTTCCCTCGGAGGACTTGGGTGCTCATGTTCGTCCCCCGGTTAGCCCGTGATGCCCACGCCCCACTCGGGCCGCAGGATCTTCGTCCCGTACAGGATGTCCACGCGCGAGATGAAGTTGTCCGTGGTCACGTCGTATCCGCGCACGAAGCGAAGCGAGAGGCCGTCCACGGACACGCGCGAAGCCATGTCCATGTTCTTGGGCATCTCGAGGTCCGCCGTCGCCAGGGCAACCGCCGACTTGTGCCACGCGAACGAACGCGGGTAGGCCGTGGAGGCCGATCCGACGAGCGTGAGCGCGGTGTTGTCGGGGATCGTCGCGGATACGTTCTGGTAGGCGCCCGAGGTGTAGATGGCCTGCCCGAGCGTGATGTTGCCCGCGCCGCCCGCGTAGGCCGACGCCACGACGAACTGCTTGAGGCGGCCCGTGGACACCTTCGTGTCGGGGTTCACCTCGAAGACGCCCGCGATGGTGAAGACCTGGCCGGCCGCGAGGGCGCCCGTTCCCGTGTCCACCGCCAGCGTGGTGCTGCCGGAGGTGAAGGTCGGGGTGTTCGTCTGGTAGGACGCGCCGGCGCCGTTGGTGATCGTCGGCAGCGACTGGTCCATGTCGAACTTGAAGCCCGTCATCTTCTCGACGATGCCGGAGGCATACTGGTCGCCCACGGCCTGCGCCGGGGCGAACAGGCCCTTCTGCGCGTCGGCGGTCGCCGCCATCGCGGTCGGGTTCAGCACGAGGGCGCGCTGGCCGTCACGCGGGCACGTCTGCCAGTCCAGCAGCTCGCCGGCCTGCGCGAACGTGAGGAAGGACGAGGGCGTGGTGCCCGCCGTGCCGACCAGCTGGTTGAAGCCCGCAGCCATCGCGGTGCCGATGTCGGCGGCCACGGTGGAGGCGAGAACGGACATCGCCGGCTTGATGATGCGCTCGGAGAAGTCGTCTAGGGACAGCGAAAGCTCGTCGGAGTAGAACTGCATCGCCACGTTCTTCTGCGTGCCCACGACGAGCGCCGTCGTGTTTTCGGTCGTGTCCTGCGGCGTCACGGTGCGGGACGAGCCGACCGTGTAGCGGTTCGGCAGGCGCACTTGCAGCGTGCCGCCGTTCTTCGCGCCGACGCGGGAGAAGCGGTCGTCGTACTGGCGGTCCACGTACTTGATGACGCTGTTCGCGTTCTTGAAGACGCGAAGGCACTCGCGGGTGATGTCGCCCGCGGTTAGGGTCTTGATGGTGTTTGCCACGGTATGGTTCCTTTATCGGGAGGCTCGTTTTCGGATGTCCCTGTCCCGCCACTTCATCCACTCCTCGTCGGTCATCTGGCTCGGGTCCTTGTGGCCGGGCGCGGACTTTCCGATTTGAGGGGGAGGCGGGGGGGTCGCGGTCGGTTTCGAAGCCCCGGAAAACCTCTGATCCAACTTGAGGACTTCCTTGAACGCCATGGCCGGGTTCTGGAACGACAGGCGCAGGAGACGCTCGTACTCGGCCGGGTTCTTCCCGAGCGAATACGCGATGTCCACCGCGTTGTCGGATGCCATCACCGCATCGAACAGCGGGGAGCCGATGGAACTCGGAAGCTCGGGGTTCGTCAGGACCTCGATGAAGTCCTTGTACTTCTTGGCCCCTTGGCCGAGTTTCTCGTCCAGCGTCGCCGCCTGCTGCGCGCGAAGGGCCTGGACTTGCGCTTGCTGCTGCGCGTCCTCGGACTGCTTCACAAGCTGCTCGGTCTGCTGGATGGACTGCCGCGATTCGAAAAGCGTGATCGACCGCTCGGACGCCCAGCGGGCGTGGGCCGAGAGGAAATCCGTCGTCGTTTCGTAGCTGTCCGGTTGCGGCTCCTTCGCGTCGATTGCCTGCATGCGCTGGATCGCCTGCGCCTGGGCCTGCTCACGCAGGCGCTCGAGACGCTCGGCATTCAGTTGGCGTTCGGCTTCGTGGCGCGCCTTGACGAGTTCATCGATGCGTTTCTGCAAACCGGACTTGGCTTGCTTGGCCGCCTCGTCGGTCGGTTCGGGCGGGGGCGATTCTTCTCCCCCTTCGTCGCCTTCCTGCGAAGCGTCCTCGGAGCCTTCCGGGGCAGCGCCATCGTTGTCATCGTCGGGCGCACCTTCACCGGCCCCCGGAACCGGCACTTCTTGCGGGGTCTGCTCGCCCTCTTGGGGCGTCACTACTTCGGTGTTCGGATTCATGCGAGTTGATTCCTCGGTGAAGGCACGCGGAGCCGCCGCGAGTCGGTACTCATTCGATCAAGAGGAGAACGGCGGCGATATCGTCGTCGTCCTTCCTGCGTAGCTGTTCGGCGCGCTGCTTTGCCCAGCGGACGCGCCCTTCAAGCGCCTGGTACTGCGCGCGCGTGCTGGCGGCAAGGATGGCGGCCTCAAGCTGCTGCGCCCGGCGGCGATCCTTCGACTTGTCGGAAATGCCCTGGATGATCTCGGCCGCCTCGATAGCGGCGTCCTCCTCGATCCGTTCGCGCTTGCGCGGGCGGGCGCCCCAGAATCCGGCGAACGTGCCGAACCCGGAGATCTCCTGCCCGACGAAATCGACGGTGCTGGTTCCGGCCGCAACCATGTCGGCCGCGATGATCGTCGCCCCGCCGCCGGCATCCTCCCCGCCGAAGGCCACCGTGGACGCGCCAGCCGCCGACAGGACCGACGCGAACACGACGGCGCCCACCATCGAACCGCCAGCAGTTCCCTGCGCCGAGTAATCGGTGAGGTAAAGGCATGCACCTACCAGCGAGCCCCCCGTCGTACCCGCAGACGCAAGATCAACCGGGACGACAGTCGTCCCGCCGGCAGACGGGGTTTCGGTCGGATCGCGCAGCACGATGTCGTTCGGGGTCGCATCCCCGGCGAACATCCACACCGTCAGGCTTGAGACGCTTGCAACCGGAAGATCCCGGAGGACAACATCCTTCGGGGTCGCATCTCCCTGGTGTAGCGTGATCTCGCGCTGGTCGGCCACGGCCTACGTCCCGTCCACGTTTGTAGGCAGCAGCGTGTTTACCGTTGTGCCGGCAATGTCGGGAGAACCCGCCTTGTACGCGACTAGGTAATGCGCCGTCGCCTTCGACTGTTCGACGCCCAATAGGTAGGTGCCGTCATTGTTGCCCTGCACCTCGCCAGCGTAGGCGTCGTCCGAGGTACGAAACGCCTGCACGATGGCATTGGCGACCGGAGTTCCCCCGGAATCCTTGCAGGTGCCGCGCAGGAAGTTCTTGCTCTGCGTGCCCTCGCCATCGCAGGAGAACGGCTCGAAGAGGTCCGTGAACGAAAGGTCGCGCGAGGCGGCGCCGTCAGCCCCGAACGGCGCCCCATAGCAGACCCTGGCCCCCCAGGACCAAAGCGAGTTCCATCGCATCTTGTCCTTCCACGTCTTCGGGCTGCGCGCCTGCCACGACCACCGGGGCTCATGCCCGCGCTCGACGAGCGCGGCCTGCAAGGACCCGGACTGCGCGGAGAATCCGCCGCCCGTGGCCCCCGCCGTGCCGTAGTTGAGCTGCGCGCCCATGGCTACCTGCCGGCCATCGCGTTCGCCAGCTCGTCGCGGGCCGCGAGGAGCTTCTTCTCCTCGGGCGTGCCCACGAGCGCCGTGTCGTAGGCCGGGACGATGATCGCCTCGCCGCCCATTAGCTTCGCGCGGCCGTGGTAGTTGTTCACCACGTCCCGAGCAGTATCGAGCATGAAGCGCGCGAAGGCGTGATCCGTGATCGAACCCTCCACGCGACAAGCTCCAGAGCGCGCCATCGTGATCGTGATGCTTGCGACGGCCGTGTCGCCGTGCAAGTCGTCGAGGGATGCGGGCTTGCTCACTCGTCGACCACCGCGTGAATGTCGACCACCGCAGAGTTCGCCGCGATGTTCCACGCGACGATTGCCTGGCCGCCGGCAGGGAGCACGATGCCGCGCGGGAAGGTGTAGACCACCGCCGCGCCGACGAGGGCCGCCAGGGAGAATTTGCGGAAGAATTGCGCCGGAACAGTCGGCGCCGTGCCGAAGGCGACCGCGCCTTGCGTGAGGCCTGTGGGGCGGCCCTCGTCCTCTGCGAGGAATGCCACGCCTCCGGTGAGAGTCGGCGTGTTGGCCGAGCGGCCCAGGCCCACCACGCAGGCGGTGGCAGCGCCGTTGAAGTAGCCCCACTCCATCAGGGCCGCTTCGTTCGTCGCGGGCGAGAGGAAGGCGTGGGAGGCCGCCGCGATGGTCGTGACGGTCGTGCGCTGGGCGAGGGAATAGATGGCCATGGGAGTTCAGTCCTCTGTGATCGTGCTGGTTGTCTTGACGCGCGGGATGACGCCGATGGCCGTCGTGATGTTCGGCGTGAGCGCCCCGGAGTACAGGAGCTTCCCCGCGCCGCTCGATGCCGTTCCGACAGCCGCGTGGGTGATCGCGCCGCCAGGGGACGCCGTGCATTCGCCGAAGTCCACGTTCGCAGCCGGCGACACGCTGTTTCCTGTCACCGTCCAACCCGCGCCGGATCGCGTCACCGCAACCCGCGCGTAGCCCGTGTACGCCGTCTCGCTCGTCGTCTGGTCGCCCGCCTCGCCCGGGTCCGCCGTGTGCAGCGACAGGTACAGGCTCGTGAGCGGGGACGTGGCGGCGTTGTCCGCGATGTTCGCGATGGCCGTCGCGTTGAAGATCAGCTTGAGGAGGTCGTTCTCGAAGGTGTTGCCCTTGCTCATTGCGGCGCCCCCATCGAAGGCGTGGAGATGCTGCGGAACTCGCGGCCGTCAGGGGTCAGCACGCGCGATTCCCGGGGCCGCAGCGTCGCCGCCGTAAGTTGCGCGATGGCCTCATGCAATGCCTGCTGCGACTGCGCGATCATCTCGAGAACTGGCGCATTGCCCATCGGATCGGCAGGCAGCGCATCCACGGCGGCATCGACTGGAGCGGGGCGCGAGGACGAAACCAGCGACTCGACGTGCTCGCCGTGCGCGGCGAGCATCCGCTCCACGTCGAAAATGAGTTGGTCGGCGGCAAGGCGCTGGCCGCCTTCCATGTCGGCCGTCTGCCCCTTCGCCATGACGATGGCAAGCTCGGCCTCCTTCTTCGCCAGCTCGGCCTCGGCCTTCGCCTTGTCCACCAACGCAAGTTCCACCTGCGAGCGCAGTTTCACCTCGGCCGCCTGCGCGTCGATGGTCTTCGTCTGGAGAATGGACGCCTGCTTTGCGAGTTCGCTCTGGAGCATTTGCAGGTTGGTCGAAGCCTCCTGCATCTGCTGCTGCATCTGCTGCATCTGCCCCTGCAACTGCTGCTCGGCCTGCGACGGGCCTTCGCCCAGGATGTGCGGCGGGATGCCCCGCTTGAGGCGCTCGGCCAACTCCTCGGCCTGCGGAAGCGCCAGGGACTTCACCACGATGTCACCGGCCGCGCCGAACAACTGCGGGTTGCGGTTCGACAGGTCAACGAGCGTCGCCGCCGTCTGCTGGCGCTGCGTTTCGAACGCAGGCCCGGCACTCACCGCGATGTCGTACTTGCCCTTGGCGAAGTTCACCTCGACGGGCTTGCCGCTCTCGTCGTTGAATAGCTGGTTGATGGCGACTTCGGTGGGCTTGTTGTCCGGATTGATGATCCGGAGCATCCGCTTCGTGTCGTACACCACGGGCGCCACGTCGATGATGACCATACCGGAGTAGCGAACGGCCCGCACCAAGTTGTCCATCAGGTGAAAGACGGCGGTATCTCCCTCGCTCTGGCGCGCAGCAATCGCCCGCCAAGCCGTCTCAGGGCCACGGTCGCCAAGCGACGCGCCCTGGAGCCCGATCACGGAGCGCATCCCATCGACCACGGCGCCCTTCACGTTCGAAAGTTCGGGCTGCACCGTCACGCCGTCGCTGCGGGAAGGCGCAACCGTCCCGTCGTATTCGATGTACGAATAGGAATTCTGGTTGGCCGTGTTCCACTTCGCGTTGTCGGTCTTAAACGCGCCCTTCGGCCCGATGAAGGGGATTTTCGGGGAGAGCGCGATTCCCTCCATCTGCGCCGACAGAATGTAGTTGTTCGCCTTCGTGAGGTCTTGGGCGTCCTGCGTCATCCCCTTCGTGTGATTCTCGCCCTCGATGGTGATCTGCTCGCCCGGCACGTAGACGACGGGGATGTAGCGCCCGCCCCACTCGCCCCGGTCGTAAATCTTCGTCCCGCTCATGCGGAACCACTCCGCGCGCTTGCGTTCCTGCTTGCGCGTGCGAACCACCTTCGGCGGCGTGAACAGCGGCACGGGCGGCAACTGCATCTGCGACACGTCGCCACCCTGAGCGGCCATCTGCTGCGCCGCCTGGGCGGCCTGCGCTGCCATTGCAGACACCCGGCTCGCGTTCTGCTGCTGCCATTGCGCGATGTGTTCCTCCGGGTTCGCCGTCACCGTGCCGTCATCGAACAGGTGCAGCGTCTCGTAGTCGCACCGGATGCGCCAATAGATCGCGAGGAGCGTCTCCTCGTCCTGAATCCATTGCGCGGCGTCGTCGCCCAACGTGCCCTTCATGTCATCGAAGGCTTCGGGGTCCTCGCCCACCTCGCTCTTGAACTCGTCGTTCTTGACCCACTCGCCTTCGAACAGGAATCCCCGGTCTGAGCGGTCCGGCAGTTTGCAGCCAGGGTCGTCCCAGATGGAGAACGGGTTCGGGACCGGCGTGATGACGATGTCTTGGTCGAACGAGTCCTCGAGGTACTCGCGCGTGATCTTCCAGTACCCGCGCCCGCAGAACGCCGCGAAGGTCACGGCCGTGTCGTAGGACATGTCGGCGCGCGATCCGCTCTCGATGTTGCGGATCAGGCCCTCCAGCACGCTCGCTGTGAACTTGTCGCCCTTGCTGTCCACGGGCAGCACGCGGCCCGCCGGGCGCGACTGCCGGATGTCGTTGACCGCCTGACGCACGAACGACGGCAGCCGGTTCTCGGTGAGCATCGGGCGGCCTTTGCGGAGCTTGGTCGCCTCGTCGTCCCATTGGGCCTTGTCGATGTTCCAGGCGAAGCGGATCTCATCCTTCGCGCGCTTGCGGTCGCTCTCGTCCGCATCGAACGCGCGCTTGAACCTCGAGCGCGCTTCCTTGAGGATGTCGGCGTCGGACTGCTGCTCGTCTTCGCCGTCCTCGTAGGCGTCGTCGCCTTCGCTCTCAACCGGGTCGGTCATCCCATCCACGTCGTGATCCCCCCGCCAGCGCGCGCGGCAGATCGCGGCGGCGTATCGGCAAAGCGGCGCATCATCACGGCGTAGCGGATGGCCGACAGCACGTCGTCGCCTTCCTTCACCACCTTGCCGTCCTTGCGGTGATAGAGCGAGATTTCTTCGAACACGTCGCGCAGATGCCGCGCAACCTTGAAGCGCCCCGTCTGCATCATCGTGAGCATCAGCGAGATGCCGGCCTCCACGCCGTTCGTCCCGTCTTCGAACGTCGCGCGCTCGGGCATCATCGGCAGGCCCTGATCCCGGAACTGTTCGGCAAGCTGCACGCCTGAATGCCGGTCCTGTTGCAGCCCGTCATGCGGCCAGGACACGGGAATCCAATCCTTGCAGCGCGCTCGGATCGCGCCGGCCTGCTCGAGGAACAGCGCCTTGGCCCGCCATGCGTCGTAGACGTACACGCAGTCCGAGTCGGGATCTATGGCGAGGAACGCAGCGGCGGCCGGGTGATCCACCCCGCCGAAGTCCATGCCGGCCACGCGCGGCCAATGCGCCGGGAATTCGAACGGGTCGTAGGTCAGCATCTCCTCGGTTACGGGGAAGATGCGCCCGGAGCCGAGCGAGGGGATGCCCTTCGTCCGCGCCTCGCGTTCGTGCGCCGGGTAACGGTCGATGATCTCGGCGCGCTGCTCGGGCGTGTAATGCTCGGCGTCCTCGATGGTCATCGACACGTAGGCCGTGCCGGCGCGCTTCTCCAGCAGGTAGCGCTTGACCACGCTCGACATGCCCAAGAGCGGCGTGAACGTGACCAGCATCGGCCCGTTCTTCACGTTGAGGCGCGTCAATGCCTCGATGTACACGTCCTCGGGCGGCTCCTCGTCCATCCACACGAAGTCGAGCGTCTCGCCCTGGAACCGCTCGCGGCCTTGGTCGTAGGTCTTGAACTGGACGCGCGCCACCTTGCCGGAGACGTGCTTGACGAGGACGTAATCGACGGAGTCCGAAACGCGGTGGCTGGCCTTCTGGACGTGCCCGAGGCTGGCCTTGGGGATCATTCCCGTGCCCCACTCCCCGGAGCGGCCCAAGAGGATGCGCTGCGCGTTGTCCCGCGTGGCCTCGCCCGTCACGCCGCAGGCCCACCCGACGGGCGGCTCCTCGAAGCGTTCGCCCTTCCACCAATCGGGATAGAGCCCGGTCAGGTGCATGGCGATCTCGGCCCCGGCAGCCATGGTCTTGCCCAACTGGTTGCCGGCGATGAGGGCGCGTTCCCGCGTGGGCAGCGTGTGCCACTCCTGCTGCTTGGCGTAGGGGCGGTAGTACTTGAGGCGATTCTCCCGCTCGCGCCGCGCAAGCTCGGCCTCGAGTCGGGTGAGGATCGCGAGGTCCGTCACGCGGGCGCCTTCGGCTTCGCGGCCCGCATCCGGGCGATGAGCGCGACGAGTTCCTCGTCGTTCAGGTCATCCTCGGGGCGCCGGATCGTGGCGTCCACCTCCGTGCGCATCAGCTTCGGCACGGCGAACTCGGTCATCGCCTCGACGCACTTCCAGGCCGCGAGGGGGCCGTTCTTGGCGTAGATTTCTTCGAGCCACGCGGCCATCTTCGGCACGTTGGCGTCGATCAGGATCGCGATGGCCTCGCGGGCTTGCGTCGTGGATTTGTTCGGCACTCCGGCGGGGCGTCCCGGTCCTGGGGTGCCGTCACCTACGCGGCGTTTCCCTTCAGATTTTTTTTCCGGCTTCCCCGACTCGCCCACGCAATTCTCCCCGCGCCAAATCGGCTGTTGACGCGCGGATGTTCGCCCGCTGGAATCGTC